TTACTGTCAGCAAATGCCGGTATCTCTTCAGCAGGCGGAACATTCTCGTCTCTGACCCGTTTCACCGCAGGAATTACTGCATCCACTCTGTATGTGTCAGGTGGTGCAACATTCGCAAATGCATTATTTGTAAATGGGGGAATATATCCACAAATACTAGGTACTAGTCTTAATTTGAATGTTGATGCTAGTACAATAACCACTATTGGTGATGTAAGTAATCTCGGTAGCGAAACATATGTTCAAGTTGATGACTCTACTGGAACAATCACACTAAATGCTCCTGCGAGTGGTATAAACCAAAACGGCGGTTTCCTTAATCGAGTAACTGCTCCATCGTTTGCTGACACCTATTCGTTTAATGAGACTTATCGAACCACCACAACGGCTACCACAGCCAATCAAACTATTGCTACAATATCGGATGTTTACGACAATGGTGTAATACCACCAGAAATGCGCTATCCTGCGTTTGAGGTCACAATTTCTGCTCGTGATACCGTGTTGAACAAAACTGAAATGTTGAAGATGTTGGTGGTGCAGGACGGAACCAATACCATAAACACGCAATACGGCTTGATTCGCACAGGAGCAACCGGCCCTGTTTCGTCTTATAGTACAACTTTGAGTGGTACACCAAGAAACTTGTTGATTCGTGCCACACCACTTTCCACCAACAGCACCGCATTCACAACCACCGTGCGTGCTCAATCAAGCGGCTAATGACTAGGAGATAAAATAATTCTTGACTTTGTGATTTTTTAGTGTATATTATGGTGATGCTAAAAGTCTATAAACTTTATTCAGACGTACACATTCCAAAACACGCAACAACACAAGCTGCGTGTTTTGATGTTCGTGCGTATCTGGGTCAACCCTTATACGAAGTCAAGGGATTCTGTGCTAACAATAAAGAGTGCAAGCCGCCTATCTTGGAAACCACCGAAGGGTCTCGGTACATCAAGATTGATCCCGGTCAAAGGCTACTAATTCCTACCGGAATTATTTTTGATATTCCAGAAGGGTATTCAGTGCGTATCCACGCTCGTTCCGGTCTTGCACTCAAGCAAGGCATGGTGATGGCAAACTCTCAAGGCATTATTGATTCAGATTACGTGGAAGAATCCAAGATAATGTTATTGAATATTTCTACCGAACCAGTCTACATATATCATGGTGATCGTGTTGCACAAGCGGAACTTGTACGATGCGAACAATACAATATTATGGAAACAACCGAACGGCCAACACAAAAAACGGATCGTAATGGCGGTTTTGGTTCCACAGGAGTTACACAATGACGCGAGATGACCTTATTCGTAATCACGAAATGTTATGCAACATGGCTCGTGAACTGATGAAGAAGAAGAACGCAGACTACGCAGGCCGAAACGGTGTAGAACCGTTTGCCAACTTTACTCGGGTTCAGTCTATGGGCATTTGCCCAACCGAAGTAGGGTTTCTGGTTCGCATAACCGACAAGATGAGTAGGCTGTCTTCATTTATGGAATCGGGTAAGTTAGAGGTTGCCAACGAGTCTTTTGAGGATACAATAGTAGATGTAATCAACTACATGGTACTACTGCACTCCTACCTAAAAGATAAGAAGAATGTCTAAATTTTATACTGCGGTTCACACTGTTGGAAACACGGTTGTTGAGATTGGATACGAGAACGGTAAGCGGGTTGTTAACAAGACCCAGTTTCAACCAACACTGTTTGTTCCTTCCCTGAAGAAGGGAGCCAGATGGCACAGTCTGGAAGGTATTCCTCTAGAAGCGTTTCAGCCGGGAGATATTGGTGATTGCCGTGAAGCAATTGATCGGTATTCATCGGTTGCCAATTTTAAGATTTACGGTAATACCGACTGGACTGCTCAGTATATTGGAGATCAGTATCCGGGAGAAGTTCCTTATGTTTACAAGGATCTTCGTGTAGGATTCATAGACATTGAGACTGAATCAGAGAACGGATTCCCATCTCTAGAAGATCCCAACGAGCGAATCAATGCCATCACGGTGGAGAATGACGGCAAACGAGTTTCGTTTGCACTGCAAGAGTTTGATCTGCCGGGTGTAGAATGCCACGTGTTTGCGGATGAACGCAGCATGTTGCGTGCTTTCCTTGAGTACTGGGAAACACATTATCCTGATATCATTACCGGATGGAACATCAGGTTCTTTGATATTCCGTACATCTATAAGCGAGTGGTGAAACTGTTTGACGAGAAAACTGCCAAGCGGTTGTCTCCCATCCGAAAAATTCAAGAAAAGATTGTGAATCGTAAAGGCAAGGATCACACAGTATTTGATCTGCTGGGTGTTGCCACGCTGGACTACTACGAACTGTACATCAAGTTTACGTACACTAATCGTGAGTCGTACAGCCTGAACCATATTGCTAATGTAGAGTTGGGTGAAGAAAAGCTGGACTATTCTGAACACGACAGCATTAAAGACTTTTACACCAAAGACTTTCAAAAGTTTATGGAGTATAACTCACATGACGTTACACTGGTTCAAAAGCTGGACAAGAAGTTAAAACTGCTGGAACTGGTGGTGGCTCTAGCATACAATGCTAAAGTTAATTTCACAGACACCTTTTCTCAAGTAAAGACTTGGGATTGTATCATTTACCATCATCTGGCCAGCAAGTTTATTGCGGTTCCATTGAAGCCGGAAGTGGAAGAAAAGAGTGAACAGTTTCAAGGTGCGTACGTGAAAGATCCGCAAGTGGGTATGCACAACTGGATTGTGTCGTTCGACTTGGACTCACTGTACCCGCATCTTATCATGCAGTACAACATTTCTCCGGAAACCAAGGACGCTCTTGGCAAGCGAAACACACTGGATCCAGACCATGTGCTGAATCCACACTCTGAAACAGCACAAACACAATTTCTTCGTGTTCAAGACCACCAACAAGCTGCCGTAGAAAAAAATCTTGCGATTGCAGCAAACGGTGTGTACTTCAAGCGAGACAAGCAAGGATTCCTGCCTGAACTAATGGAAACCATGTATGAAGAACGCAAGATGTACAAGGAAAAGATGTTGGAAGCCAAGCGAGCCCTCAAGGCCCTAGACGCTACCGCATCTGCCACCAAGCGAGAAGAACTAGAATACCAGATCTCTAAGTACCACAACTTCCAACTTGTACGAAAGATTCAGTTGAATTCCGCATTCGGTGCGGTAGGAAATCAGTACTTCCGGTATTACGATATTGATTGTGCAGAAGCTATTACAGTTTCCGGAAAGTTATCTATCCGTTGGATTGAACAAGAGTTAAATAAATTTTTGAATCGGATGGCGGGAACCACAGATGTAGACTTTGTTGTGGCATCTGATACAGATTCCGTATATCTGTGCATGGATAATGTGGTTCAACGAATCTTTGCAGGTAAGAGTATCCCAGATGCAAAGATCACAGAAACGCTCGAAAAACTTTGCAAAGATAAGATTGAGCCGTTTATACAACAACGCTACGAGGAATTGGCAAAAACCATGAACGCGTACGCTCAAAAGATGCACATGAAGCGTGAGAGTATTTGCAGTAAAGGTATCTGGACTGCAAAGAAACGGTACATGCTTAACGTGATGATGGGCGAAGAAGGCGTGCTGCTGAAAGAACCAGAACTCAAGATCATGGGTATTGAAACAGCCCGATCCAGCACACCACAGATTGTGCGTAAGGCACTAAAGACCGCTATTAGTTTGATTATGAATCAAGGCGAGAAAGCGGTTCAAGATTTTGTGGAACAATTCCGTGATCAGTTTGATCAGGCCGGAATTGATGATATCGCGTTTCCTCGTTCTGTTTCCGGAATGGATAAGTACTCTTGCAAAACTGGCGTGTACAAGAAGTCTACTCCGATTGCGGTGAAAGGATCTCTGCTGTTCAACCACTTCTTGTACGAAAACGGATTGGAAAAGAAGTATCGTCCAATTGGAGAAGCAGAAAAAATTAAATTTGTTTATTTAAAGGAACCAAATCCACTTTCGTTCGTAAGTGGAAACGAGCACGTTATTTCTTTTGGAACGCAAATTCCTAAAGAACTGCACCTAGATAAGTATGTGGATCGTGACCTACAATTTGAAAAATCTTTTGAAGATCCCTTGAAAACCATTTTAGATGTGCTACAATGGAGCATAAGAAAGACCCCATCGTTAGAGGATTTCTTTGTGTAAGGACGCACATATGGATCTTGTAATAATTATATTTTTGGCGGCGATAGTAGTGATTTGTGACAGACTAGAAAAGAAATGGAGCAAAGACGATGAATCTAAATGAACTAATTAAAGAATCCGGTAATCAGTATGCAGGTATGATTGAAGACGGTATTGAAGGCAGCGATGTCCGTGGCTTTATTGATACCGGCTCGTACGCTTTCAACGCGCTTGTGTCTGGTTCCATGTACGGTGGAATTGCGGACAACAAGATTATTGCGCTGGCTGGCGAGTCTGCTACTGGTAAGACGTACTTCTCGCTTGGCATGGTTCGCAAGTTTCTAGATGACCGTAAAGACGGTATGGTGCTGTACTTTGATTCCGAGCAAGCCGTAACCTCCGACATGTTTATTGATCGCGGTGTTGATCCTAAGCGTGTGGCAGTATTTCCGGTTGCCACCATTGAAGAGTTCCGTAATCAGTTAATCAAGATTGTGGACAAGTATCTGGAACAAGAATCAGACAAGCGTAAGCCCTTGATGGTTGTGTTGGATTCGCTGGGTATGTTGAGCACCAGCAAGGAAATCAATGATACGGCTGAAGGCAAGGAAGTGCGTGACATGACTCGTTCTCAAGTCATCAAGAGTACTTTCCGTGTGCTTACCCTAAAGCTTGGCAAGGCTGGTATTCCACTAGTGATGACCAACCACACCTACGACGTTATTGGTTCTTACGTTCCAACCAAGGAAATGGGTGGTGGCTCTGGTCTCAAGTACGCAGCGTCTACTATTGTATACCTGTCCAAGAAGAAGGACAAGGATGCAGACGGTCAAGTGGTTGGTAATATTATTCATTGTAAGTTATACAAGAGTCGTCTCACCAAGGAAAACCAGATGGTAGACGTTCGACTAAACTACGATAGTGGTCTAAATCGTTACTACGGACTTCTTGACTTGGCTCTAAAGTATGATATATTTAAGAAGGTGTCTACTCGTATCGAACTTCCAGGTGGTGAGAAGGCATTTGAGAAGAACATCAACGAAGAACCAGAAAAGTTCTTCACTGAAGATGTCATGAAGCGTTTAGAAGAAGCAGTAGCCAAGGAATTTAAGTACGGACAATGAAAGAATTTGAACTAGTGCTTCTGGAAGCTCTTCTCTTTCGAGAAGACTTCTACAAGAAAGTTATTCCATTTATTAAGACGGAGTACTTCCACCGGAAGCCCGTCCAAATGGTGTATACTTGCATCCACGATTTTGTGATGCGGTATAATGCGTGTCCGTCCAAGGATGCCATGAGTATCTGTCTTGAGAAGCACAAGGGTGTTAGTCAGACCGAGTACGATCAGTGCATTGAAATGTTGAATGACTTCAACAAGAAGTCAGCAGAGGAACACAACCTTGATTGGCTGGTTACAGAAACTGAAAACTTCTGCAAAGAGAAGGCTCTCTATAATGGCATCATGGAATCTATCCAAATCATGGATGGAAAGTCCAAAGACAAAATCCGAACTGCTATTCCTAGTATTTTGTCTGACGCTCTTGCAGTTAGTTTTGATACTAATATCGGTCACGATTACCTAGAAGATTCAGAAGCACGATACGAATTTTACCACAAGACCGAGAAGCGTATTCCGTTTGATCTAGACTTCTTTAATACCATTACAAACGGTGGTACGCCTACGAAAACCCTAAATATAGTAATGGCAGGTACTGGAGTCGGTAAGTCTCTATTCCTTTGTCATCATGCAGCTAACTGCCTGAATCAAGGCATGAATGTTCTGTATATCACCTGTGAAATGGCGGAAGAACGAATCGCAGAGCGTATTGATGCCAATCTGCTGGATATTACTTTGGATTCTCTGCGTGAACTTCCCAAAGAAACATACGACAAGAAGATTGCCAATCTGAAGCAAAACGCCAAGGGTAAACTGATCATCAAGGAGTATCCAACAGCCACGGCAAACGTGAACCATTTCCGTGTACTACTGGATGAACTTAATCTGAAGAAGAAGTTTAAGCCTGACATGATTGTGATTGATTATCTGAACATTTGTGCTTCTTCTAGAATGAAGCCGGGAGCAAATGTAAACTCTTATACCTTTATCAAAGCGATTGCGGAAGAACTTCGTGGTCTTGCCACTGAGCGTGGTGTTCCAATCTGGTCTGCCACACAAGTTAATCGTATCGGATTTGCCAGCACGGATATCGGTTTGGAAGACACATCAGAATCGTTTGGTCTGCCCGCAACCGCCGATTTCATGTTTGCTCTGATCTCCACAGAGAAACTGGACGAGATGAATCAGATCATGGTGAAGCAGTTGAAGAACCGATACAACGATACCGCAATCAATCGTAAGTTTATTGTGGGTATCAATCGTGCCAAGATGAAGCTGTTTGACGTGGAACAACCACAACTTGCAGACGCAAATCAAGAACAAGAAACTGAAGAACAAGAAGAAGTAAAGTTTACCAACAAGTTTGGTAAGAAGGATTTCTCAAGGTATCGCTCATGACAATTTTTATTGACAAGAAATTTATTAATCTGATGTCTGGTCAACTGGAACGATTCAGTTGGAAGAAAGATAATCTTGCCAACTGTCGTTGTCCGATCTGTGGTGATTCCACAAAGAATAAAGTTAAGGCTCGTGGTTTCTTCTTTGAGAAGAAAGGTGAATTCTTTTTTAAGTGCCATAACTGTAGTGTTGGATTAAACTTATATAATTTTATGAGTCAAGTTTCTCCAAGCCTATGTAAAGAGTACAGTCTAGAAAAGTTCAAGGAAAAGAATCTCTCTAACCCACCAAAAAAGGAAAAGAAGGATATGTTATTCTCCAATAAACCCAAGAAGAAGTACAATATTGAGCTTCCAATGGTTGCAGAACTTCCTCCTAATCATGCGTGTCGTCAATTTGTAGAGTTACGTCAAATTCCCAAGGCAATGTGGAAGCATCTATATTATGCGGAAAACTTTGCTGACTGGGCCAAGCGGATTAATCCAGAAACGGCAGAAGCACTAGATGCCGAAAGTCGTCTGGTAATTCCAATTTTAGACCACAAGGGTCATCTGGTTGGAGCACAAGGACGCATCATCAAGGTGTCCACAGACCGCAACGCTCGCAAGTCGGTTCGTTACATCACCATCAAGCCAAAGGAAGAAGAGCATAAGTCTTGGTACGGCCTGGATCGTGTAAACGCACTAGGCACCATATATGTGGTGGAAGGTCCACTGGATTCTCTTTTCATTCCTAACTGCGTTGCTACTATAGGAATGAGTGATGCGTTTAATATTCCAAAATATATTAAAGATCGTCCCATGATTTTTGTGATGGATAACGAACCACGAAACGTGCAAGTTATTCACACCATGGAACGATTAGTGAAAGAAAATAAAAAGGTTTGTGTGTGGCCAGAAAGTATGAAGTACAAAGATATTAATGATATGATCATGGGTGGTATGGACGCTAAGGAAATCCTAAATATCATTAACAGTAACTCTGCGTCAGGTCTAGAAGCACAAATAAGGATCAATAAATGGAAGAAGATGTAAACAAGCCAGAAGACGAAGGGGAAGAGTTTGAAGAAATTGAAATGGATACAAACAATCCAATTATAGTTTTTTGTTTTATGTTTATGGAATACGTGAAAGAGATTGATCCAGACATGTATAAGAAGGCACATAAGTACGCCCAAGATCATACAGACTTGGATATAACAGATTTTGAAATTGATTTTGACGAACTGGTTGAAGACAAGAATATTGATGAAGACGAGATTGAAGAAGATTTAGATTTTGATGATGATAACTATGAATCAAACAATTAAAGTACTGGATAAAGGACATGTTGAATATATCGAACATATGGGCTCAGATCTTATGGTGGCAAATGCTGCTAGGGTCTCATTCGCTAAAACCAGTGAGTGGGAAACAGCAGAGAATGGTACACGTCAGTTATCACAGAGAGACCAAAAACTCATCAAGTATTTGGCCGAGCACAACCACTGGACGCCATTTGCGCACCCGCAGATTACACTCCGAATCAAAGCTCCAATTTTCGTAAGAACCCAACTTTTTAAACACAAAGTGGGATTCACGGAAAATGAAGTTTCTCGTCGGTACGTAACAGCAGAACCGGAATTTTACACTCCAGACTGGCGTTCTGCTCCCACAGACGGAGCCAAGCAAGGAAGTTCAGATTTTATGTACGATCCGGTTGTCGAGGACCTGGATCGGGTGTATAATAGGATTGCTTTGGACTCGGTGGAAATATACAAAACATTATTAAAAGAAGGGGTTGCCCCTGAGCAAGCCCGAGCTTTATTGCCACAAGGTACCTACACCGAGTGGTGGTGGACCGGATCGCTCTCAGCGTACGCTCGTGTCTTTAAACAACGAATAGACACGCATGCTCAATGGGAAGTTCAGCAGTATGCAGCAGCAATTGGAAAAATACTGGAACCTTTATTTCCGCATTCTTGGGCAGTTCTGACCGCTAAATAAACTTACTTAACAAACAGGAGAAAATTAAATATGCATTTACCTACAGCTTATCAAGAGTTCATTCATCTTTCCCGTTACAGTCGTTGGCTAGAAACTGAAGGTCGTCGTGAGACTTGGGAAGAAACGGTGAACCGTTACTTTGATTACTTTGATAAGCATCTTAAGAATAGCACCAAGTGTAAGCTTGACAAGGAAACTCGTGAAGAACTTCGTCAAGCGGTCTTGAATCAAGAAATCATGCCTTCTATGCGTTCACTAATGACGGCAGGCGAGGCACTGGATCGTGACAACACTGCTGGTTATAACTGTTCGTATGTTGCTGTGAATCGTGTTCGTGCTTTTGATGAAATTCTTTATATTCTGATGTGTGGAACCGGAGTAGGATTCTCCGTGGAGAGACAATATGTGGACAAACTTCCTACAGTGGCTGAACAGTTTACTGACTCAGACACGACGATCATTGTACAAGACAGCAAGGCTGGTTGGGCTAAAGCTTACAAGGAGCTTATCTCCCTACTCATTGGTGGTCAAATTCCAAGATGGGACTTATCTAAAGTACGCCCTGCTGGTGCCCGACTCAAAACTTTTGGAGGTCGTGCGTCTGGCCCAAAGCCACTGGATGATCTGTTTAGGTTCACAGTGGATACATTTAGAAGAAGTGCTGGACGGAAGCTCACCTCCATCGAATGTCACGATCTCGTCTGTAAGGTTGCGGAAATTGTGGTGGTCGGAGGAGTCCGTCGATCGGCTCTTATCAGCCTTTCAAATCTTACCGATGAACGGATGCGTGATGCTAAGACTGGAGCATGGTGGGAAGCTAATCCTCAAAGAGCACTTGCGAATAATAGTGTAGTGTACAAGGAGAAGCCAGAGATCGGAACCTTCATGGAAGAATGGGTATCCCTATACAAGAGTAAGAGTGGTGAGCGTGGTATCTTTAATCGTGATGCTTGCCAAAAGACGGTAGCCAAACTGGGTGATCGTCGTGACGCAACCTACGAGTTTGGTACTAATCCTTGCTCTGAAATTATTCTGCGAGATCGTCAGTTCTGCAATCTCACAGAAGTAGTTGTTCGTGATACTGATACCATGGAGTCACTACAACGCAAGGTTCGTTTGGCGTCTATTCTAGGCACATGGCAAGCCTCACTAACCAACTTCCCGTACCTATCCAGCGAGTGGAAGAAGAACTGCGAAGAAGAAGCTCTACTTGGCGTGTCATTAACTGGTATTCTAGACAACAAGATGATGCGTGATATGCACGGTCTGAAGGCTAATCTTGCCAATCTGAAGGAGACAGCTGTTAAGACTAATGCAGAATGGGCCAAGAAGTTAGGTATTAATGCAGCGGCTGCTATTACTTGCATCAAGCCAAGTGGTACAGTTTCTCAACTTACTGATGCAGCATCCGGTATTCACGCTCGTCACAACGAGTATTATATCCGCACTGTTCGTGCAGATCGTAAGGATCCTCTTTGCCAGATGATGATTGAGAAGGGCTTTACTCACGAGCCTTGTGTGATGAAGCCTGAAAACGTTATGGTTTTCTCATTCCCAATGAAGGCGGTAGGTTCAGTTACTCGTAACGATATGACTGCTATCGAGCATCTAGAGTTATGGTTGACTTACCAACGTTACTGGTGTGAACATAAGCCGTCAATCACTGTGACTGTGAAGGAACACGAGTGGATGGAAGTGGGTGCTTGGGTGTACAAACACTTTGATGAGATTAGTGGTATTTCGTTCCTGCCACATTCTGATCACTCGTATCGTCAGGCTCCATACCAAGACTGCACCAAGGAGCAGTACGAAGAACTATTGGCTGCAACTCCAAAAGATGTGGATTGGAGTGAATTGAAGAAGTGGGAAAAGATGGATTCCACTGTTGGAACACAAACCTTCGCTTGTAGCGGAGACAAGTGTGAATTGGTTGATTTGACTAATAATTGAAAGGATACATTATGAACACTGATAATATGATTTTATTAAATTTTATGTTTACTACTGTGCTGGCTTTTATTGCTTATCGTCAACTTATTGTTGGTAAGTTTCAACGTGAGCGAGAGATCGAGCAAATTCATCAAGAAATCCGTAATAACGCGGACTATATTAATAGTAAGATGAATGAACTAGAAGATCGACACGACCGTGATATGATGGAGGTCTATCGAGATCTGGACAATATGACAGAGGCTCTTTCCACCAAGAAGACCACTGGACTAAACTCACGCATTCCGCTGTGAGATAAACTGAGTGTAAACAAAAACCCCGGCTTTTAGGCCGGGGTTTTTTATTATTCAATTTAAGATCCCGTATAGTATTTTGCCATTACTTTTGATTCATCCTGAAGACTTGGATTTCTTGACACTAACGCTTTATGTAATAATGAATCGGGATTTAAGGCGTCTTCTTTTGTAAATTTATCTTTAAAATCTGGATCATTTTGGCTGGCACTCATTATCTTCATAAGTGCTTCTCTTTGATCTGCTCTACCAACAGTTTTTTCACCTATCTTTTTTTCTTTTTTCTCTACACGCTCTTTAGGCATACCTCCACCACCCATACCACTAAAAGCCTGTACGTTTCGTATTCCTTTGACTAAATCCACAAATCCATGAGGATTTACTTGACCTTCTAATCCTGCAACTTTGACTTGTCTTTCTCTGCGTTTTGCTGAAACATCTTCTAAAGAATCTCTGGTTTCTTCAAAAAGATTTGCTAGACGATGATAATAAGATTCTTGTACACCCAATCTGGATACTGATGTACCATAACCAGTATCTCTAACATTATATAAATCTTTCTTATAATTCAATCCTAATCTTTGTTGATCTCTAGCAGCAATTCGCTTTCTTTCTGCTTCTCTGCTAAAATCGGTAATTGGTTCACTAGTCATGCCACCAGTTACTGGAGCAGTCTTTAATCTTTGTTCCATACCTGCTGGAAGATCTTCCCCTTCTGGTCTGCCTGCTGCACGATTAATCATTCGTTTTGCTGCAGCAGCTTCTGGATCAGCTTGTTCTGCAGCTTTTTTACTGGCAGCAGCTTGTGCTTGAAGAGCAGCTATTTTAGCAGTATTAGATTTGTCTAATTCTGCTAATCTGGCTTGTTGAGCGTTTATTGTGGTTTGTAACCCTTGTGATTCTTTGGCAGAAGCAGCAGCTTGTGCTTTTTTAGCTTCCCAGGCAGCTTGTGCTTTAGCTTGTCTGGCTTTCCATTCAGATTCAGGAACTTGTTGACCTGATTCGTATGCGCCTTTAGTGGGTTCTGGAAGTGGTTGTGTTCCTTTTTGCTCTTCTTCACGGTTTCTGAATTGTCTAACAGAACTATCCATAGGTTGTTCTGGTAGTTTGGCAGGAGCTGATGGGTTATTAGCTGTATTCGGGTATTAATTATACCTTGGATAGTGTTCATTATATTATCAACTGCAGTTTGAGTTGCAGCACTCATCACTTGCTTGGAAGAACCAGGAGCAATTGGAGTTCTGGTTGATGGAGTACCAGTTGGTAGTGGAGCTTCCACTGAAGGATATAATGCATTATTAATTGTTCCTTGAATTCTCTGACCAGCT